GAACAACTGTTGATTGGAGTGGAATGGCTAATGATCTTTTCAGGAAAGTTTCTGCAGAAGATAATGGTATTCCAGTTCCTTATAATACCTATTTGTATAGAACTCCCTTTAGGAGTGCATCTGTAGAAGCTGATATTCAAGATGCTATTGATGATGGTGTGATTATTATCTCATCTGCAGGAAATAGTTATTGGAACTGCGATATTCCTACTGGTGAAGATTATAACAATTCTGTAACTGGTAGCAGTTGGACTGTATATCACAATAGAGGATCATCACCAGGATCTGCTAATAATGTTATCTGTGTAGGTTCAATTGGTTCTAAAGTTGCTGAATATAAATCAAACTTCAGTAATTGTGGAAGAAGAGTTGATATCTGGGCACCAGGTAGTGATATTGTTTCTGCTGTTTATGATTACAATAGTGCAAATGCTGAATCCTATGGATCTCTGCCACAAGACCCCAGAAATAGTTCTTACTACTTAGGATCAATCAGTGGAACAAGCATGGCAAGTCCACAAATTGCTGGTATTATAGCATGTATTGCTCAAAATCAACCCAACATTACTCAGGCAGAGGCACTTCAATATTTAATAGAAAACTCAATATCTGGTGATGTTGGATCTACTGGGACTATTAATCATGACCCTTGGGAACATATTGGTGATAATAGTAACAATAGATATGCTTTTATAAAAAGAAAAAGACAATCAAGTGGATCTCTTCAACAAACTACATTTGGTAATAGAAATCCTGATGCACCTGGAATCAAATATCCTAGAACAAATAGATCAGTCACAAAGTAAAATTTAACTTATAAATACAAAAAAAGTCCTAATAAAATGGCAGCGATAATTACAGACCAATTAAGAATTTTAAATGCCAAGAATTTTGTAGCTGGTGTTCAATCCAGCACAAATTCTTATTATGCATTTCTTGGTCTCCCCAACGCACCTGATTATCAGTCAGATTGGGACACAAATCCACCTACTCCAAAAGATAGTCTAGATCAGTCTAATGACTATTGGGATACCATGATTGCATTGAAAAAAATCAATGCTAGTGATATTAGTCAAGTTGTAAGAAAAACTACTTGGCAATCTGGTATCACATATGACATGTGGAGAAATGATATCACCAGAAGTAATGCTTCTCAACCATCTGGTTCATTTGATATTTACTCTGCAAATTACTATGTAATGAATAGTGATTATAGGGTGTATATCTGTTTATATAATAATGCAAGTCCTGAGAATAACTTTATTGGTGGTCCATCATTAGATGAACCAACTTTCACTGACTTAGAACCTAGATCTGCTGGGTCTAGTGGTGATGGATATATTTGGAAGTACCTTTATACCATTAAACCAAGTCAAGCAATAAAATTTGACTCCACTAATTATATTCCTGTACCCAATGATTGGAGTAATAGCACTGATGATGCAGCTGTCAGACAAAATGCTGCTACAAGTGGTCAATTAAAAATTGTAACCATTAGAAATCGTGGCGCAGGTCTTGGAACCTCTAGAACTTACACTCAGGTTCCAATTACTGGTGATGGTGAAAATGGAGAAGCTACAGTTGTTGTAAATGCTGATGCAAAGATTGAGTCAGTAACAGTATCAAAGGGTGGTTCTGGTTATACTTTTGGAACAGTCAATCTTGCTGCTGGTGGAGTGCCAACTGGTTCCACTACACCAGTATTCAATGTAATTATTCCACCTGATGGTGGACATGGTGCTGACATCTACAAGGAACTTGGAGCATATAATGTATTAACATATGCAAGATTTGAAAATGATACTGAAAACCCTGATTTTATCACAGGTAACCAGTTCTCAAGAGTTGGTCTGATTGAGAATCCACAAGCATATGATTCATCTGCTGTTCTTAATACAGATAAGGCAAGTGCAGTCTATGCACTAAGACTTACTGGTGCTGGTTATAGTTCAGCAACATTCACTGCTGATAATCACATCACACAGACTGTTGGTCTTGGTTCTACTGCTGTTGGTAGAGTCATTTCTTATGATCAAACATCTGGTGTTCTTAAATATTGGCAGGATAGGACAAATTGTGGTTTCAACTCTGATGGAACACAAAATAATAGTCCAACTTTTGGATTTGAATCTCTTCAGTTTACTGCATCACCTGCAGTAAGTGGTAGTTTGGATATTATAGGTGGGAGTGTCACACTAGGAATTGATACTGGATTTACAGGTCTGACAACAGTAATAAATAATAGGACATATAACCTAGGTCAGGACTTCACTAAAGGTGTTGCCCAACCAGAGTCTAAAAAGTATTCTGGTAACATTGTATATGTTGACAACAGGCCATCAGTTACAAGGTCGTCATCACAAAAAGAAGACGTAAAGATTATCTTGCAGTTCTAAAGAATTATGCCACAGGAAACTAACCTCAACGTTGCTCCTTATTTTGACGACTTTGATCCAGAGAGTAACTATAATAAAGTATTATTCAAACCTGCATATCCAATTCAGGCAAGAGAATTAAACAACCTTCAGTCTATTCTTCAGAATCAGATTGAAGATATGGGTGACAACCTCTTTAAAGAGGGTTCTGTGGTCATTCCAGGACAGTTGAATTATAATGATAGATTTCATTGTATTCAAATTCAGTCAGAATATCTTGGTATTCCTGTTTCTCTGTACCTTGATCAGTTAATTGGAAAAAGAATCACTGGAAGATCATCTGGCGTCTCTGCAACAGTTGTAACTTATATTACAAATCAACAATCTACTAGAGGATTATATACACTTTATCTAAATTATGAAGAATCAGGTGCTGATAATGCAACTGATGTATTCCAAGATGATGAAATTCTAGTAACTGAGACTAGTATCTCTTATGCAACCACATTTATTGCTGCAGGAGAGGGATTTGCTAGCACTATTTCTACTGAAGCAGCTGCTACTGGTTCTGCATTTGTATTAAATGAAGGTGTATATTATCTCAGAGGATATTTTGTCAATGTAGACAGTCAAATTCTTATTCTTGACCAGTATAGCACAAATTCTAGTTATAGAATTGGTCTTACAGTCAATGAAGAGGTAATTTCTTCAGATGTTGACCCATCTTTGAATGATAATGCCCAAGGATATAACAATTACACAGCACCAGGTGCTGATAGATTTAAAATTACAGCAGTTTTAAGCAAAAAACTTCCTGATGACTATTCAGATCAGGGTTTTGTTCAACTCGCTGAAGTTTCTAATGGTACTTTAAGAGAAATTCTCAATACTACAAAATATAATGTTTTGGGTGATGAGTTAGCAAAAAGAACTTTTGATGAATCAGGTCATTATTATGTTAAGGAGTTTGTTACAAGTTGTAGAGAAAGTTTAGATAATCAAGAGGGCAATAGAGGTGTCTATCTTCCTGGTCAAATCACTGCAGGAGGAAATATTCCATCAGATGATATGATGGTCTATAAAGTCAGTCCTGGTAAAGCGTATGTCAGAGGGTATGAGGTAGAAAAAGTATCATCATCTCTGATTGATGCAGAAAAACCCAGAACAACTAGACTTGTCAAAAATCAAGGAATCAATTTTGGATTTGGTCCTACTTTTGCAGTTAATAGAGTTTATGGTTCACCAATTATTGGATTCAACACCACTAACACTCTTAGTTTAAGAAGTCATAGAGTGGGAGTAGACTCAACTACTGCTCCTGGAAAAGAAATAGGTCAAGCAAGACTATATGATTTCTCATTGGAGTCTGGATCATATAATAACACAAATTCTGCTCTGAATCAGTGGGATCTTTCACTTTTTGATGTTGATACTTATCAGGATCTTGATATCAATATTGCAGTAACTCTCAATACTCCATTGCACATTGAAGGAGAGTCAAGTGGTGCAACTGGATTCTTGAAGCATAGTGTATCATCAGGAACTGCCCTCACTGCATATAGTGTTCAGGGAGAGTTTTTCCAAGGGGAAAGACTCAAGTTCAATGGAATATTGGACGATTCAAGATTCTTGGTTGATGCTAAGAACTTTAAGATCTCTGATATTAAATCTGTCTATGGTATTGTAGGAACAGCAAATACTTTTACAGCAGATATCATCCAGACCCCTACATTCTCATTTGAAGTTGCTCAAATTACATCAGAGAGTCTGGGTGTATCTACTATCACTAGTCCAGCACTTGGCGGAAGATCATTCACTGGAATTGCCACAGTAGGCAACCTGGTAAGATATTCAAGACCAGGACTTAATGACTTCTCTTTTGCAAGAATCACTAACATCACAACAAATGAATTGACTGTTGTTGGTGTAGATACTGTTACAGGTGTTTGTGATGGTGGTCTTCCTTCTGCTGACTTTACAGCTAGTGATCTGAAAATTGTCAGTAGTGTATTACAGAAGTCCAATGGAAGTGGAAATCTTTCTAATAATCAATCTCTGTTTAGCACCCTACCTAGAAAAAATGTTGAATCTGTAGATCTTACTGGATCTGACATGATCTTCAGACAGAAGTTCTCCACTGTTATTGACTCTTCTGGTTCCTCATCTGCTATCAATGTATCAGATGCCAATACTGAGGTCTTTCTCCCATTTGATGAGGAGAGATATTCATTGATTACTTCAGATGGTAAAACAGAAGTTCTGACTGCAGATAAGTTTAACTTTACTGCTGGATCAACCATTTTAACTATTGATGGTTTGAGTGGTGCTGATCCTAATTCAACACTTATTGCCACTGTACGTAAGCAAGGTGCCACCTCTAAGACAAAACTGAAGAATGTAGCAAATAGAATCATTATTGACAAGTCAACACTACCTGCTTCAGGTATTGGTGGCACTACACTTAATGATGGTCTGGCATATGGCAACTTCCCATTTGGTACAAGAGTTCAAGACAAAGAGATTAGTCTGAATGTTCCTGATGTTGTATCAGTATATGGTATATTTGAAGCAACTGATACAAATGATCCTGAGTCACCATTTATGACTCTTGCATCAATGAATGGACCATCTGCATCTACCAATGATTTGATTATTGGAGAAACAGTTACAGGATCTATCAGTGGTGCAAAAGCAATTTACCTGACCAGAAAAACTGACAATACAATTGGATTTGTTTATAAAAATGAGAGTGTATTTGAAAATAATGAAACAGTAGTATTTTCTGATTCTGGTGTTCAGGCAAAGGCAAATACTATTCAAGTTGGATCTATTAATGTAACAGGTGATTATTTGTTCTACAATGGTCAGAGAGAAAGTTATTATGACTATGGAAGGATTTTGAGAAGAGGAGGCAGATCGCTTCCAACTAAGAAACTTATTGTTTACTTCTCAAGTGCTTATTATGATGCTGCAGATACTGGTGACATTACAACAGTAAACTCATATAATGATTTTGATTATTCTACAGAAATTGGTCAAATTGATGGTGTTAGGACAACTGATATTATTGATGCAAGACCCAGAGTTACTCCATATGTTGTAACAGAGGGTTCAGACTCTCCATTAGAGTTCTCTGGAAGATTATTTGATGGTGGACAACATAGTTCTAGCAGAATTATATCAACTGATGAATCAGTAACACTTGATTATAACTATTACCTTGCAAGAGCAGATAGAATCTATCTGAACAAAGATGGTGTTATGAGTATCAAACCTGGTGCTCCTGATGATATCCCTGCTCTTCCTGATGAGGAGAGTGGAGCGCTGAATATTTGTAATATCTTTATGCCTCCCTACCTTTATAATGTAGAGGATGTAAGAATAAAGACTATTGAGCATAAGAGATATCAGATGAATGACATCTCTAGACTTGAGCAGAGAATAAAGAATCTTGAATACTACACTTCTCTTAATCTTCTTGAGCAATCAACTCTGAATACTTTTGTTCCAGATATCAATGGTTTGAATAGATTCAAATCTGGTATTTTTGTTGATAACTTTACATCTACCCAACCTCAGGACATGGGTATTGGTATTAAGAACAGTATTGATACAAAGAGAAAGGTTCTGAGACCTGCTCATTATTCAACAGCATTTAACCTGTCTCTGACTTCAACTCAAACTAATAATGATTCTAGATTTGAAAGTTTGAGTGGATCAGGTGTTAAGAGATCAGGTCAAATGGTTACTCTTGATTATACTGAAATTCCTTGGTTGACTCAACCCTTCTCCACAAGAGTAGAAAATGTCACTCCTTTCTTAATCACCTATTATCAAGGTTCTATTGCTCTTGAACCAACTGTTGATGTTTGGATTGATACTAATAGACAGGAAGTACGTAATGTTCAGTTAGAAGGTTCATTTGAGGGTGTAGCAGAGGCATTAGGTGCTGAAATCACTGATAATGCAGATGGATCAAGAATTGGTGTAACACCTGTTCTGTGGGATTCTTGGGAGACCACTAGTGTTGGACTAGATGTCAACTCAATGACCAATAGAGCAGAGTCTCTTAATAGTGCTGTAAATCGTTTAGGGAGAGATGTTATTGGAAATGTTCCTGGTTGGGCAAATGGCAATCTGAGCAATATTAGTTCAACAACCATTGATGGTTCAATTTCACTGGAACAAAATAGAACTGGTGTACAACAAACAATCAATGAAGTAATTAACACTGAGTCTCTTGGAGATAGAATTGTTAATAGAGAGATCCAACACTTCATGAGATCTCGCAATATTCAGTTCACTGCAACTAAGTTCAAACCATTTACATCACTTTATTCATTCTTTGATAGTGTAGATGTAAATAGATTTAGTGTTCCTAAACTTATTGAGGTCAGAATGACCACAGGAACATTTGTTGTTGGTGAGACAGTGACTGGTACTATGCCTTCCTCTGAGAGTTCACAACTCACATCAGGAAGTTCAAATGCTGCTATCACATTCAGAGTTGCAAACTCTAACCACAAGTATGGTCCATACAATGCTCCAACTGATATCTACACTGTCAATCCATATTCAAGATCCAATGCAGTATCAACTGGTTACACACAATCTACATCACTGGTCAATGTAGATACATTCAGTCTACAATCAGAAGATTTCCCACAGTTCAGTGGTTATATTCAACAGGGTATGATCCTTAGAGGAACTAATGGTGCTGAGGCAGTTGTAACTAATGTAAGATTGATCAGTGACAATGTAGGAACACTAATTGGTTCTTACTTTGTACCAGATAGCTCTAATGTATCTAATCCACTCTTTGAGACTGGTAGAAACATCTTCAGACTGTCTAGTAGTCCAATCAATAGCACTATTAGAGGAACAACAACCACTAGTGGTGAAGAAATCTTCTATTCACAAGGTGATATTGACAATACTCAAGAAGTCACACTCTCATTGAGAAATGCTAGAGTATCAACTGATGATGATTTCCAAGACACTAGACAGTTATCAAATGATTTTGATATTTCAGTAGTCACTGGTAGTAACTTTAGACCAACACCACCACCCCCACCACCACCAGCTCCTCCAGCTCCTCCAGCACCTAGACGTGGTGACCCTCTTGCTCAGACCTTTAAAGTTGATGATGAGACTGGTATATTTGTCACTAAGGTTGATGTGTTCTTTAGAACAAAAGCACAGAGTCTTCCTGTAACTTTACAGATTAGAGAAACCTCACTTGGTACACCCAACGAGAAGATTCTACCCTATTCAGAGGTAGACTTGACTCCTAATCAGGTTATTGTATCTGATGATGCTACTGCAAGAACTACATTTACCTTTGAGGCACCTGTTTATCTGGCAGGAAATAGAGAATATGCTTTGGTTCTTCTCTCCAATACAACTGAGTATAATGTTTATATCTCAAGACTTGGTGAACCAGACATCACAACATTGGGTACAGAGGCAGGGCAAGTTCTTGTAACCTCTCAACCAATCCTTGGTTCACTATTCAAGTCACAGAACTCTACTGTATGGACACCCAGCCAGTATGAGGATCTTAAGTTCAACCTCTATCGTTCTGATTTTGTTGGAGCTGGTAATGTTGAATTCTTTAATCCAGAACTGCCAACTCAACTTGAAAGAATCAGTAGAAATGGTGTTACTTCTATTCCTAGAAACCTAAGTATTGGTATTGGAACAACAGTGGCTGATAGTGATCTCAAACTTGGAAATACTATTATCCAGGTAGACTCTGATGCAACTGGTGAACTTGTAGGTTTTGCTGGTTCAATCACTGGACCTCTCACACTCACTAACGTGGGTTCAGGATATACACCATCAAATGGCACACAATCATTTACTGGTGTTGCTCTAACTTCTGTTACAGGAAGAGGCATCAACGCAACTGCAGACATTACAGTGGCAAATGGTGTTGCTATTGCAGCAACAGTTAATGCTGGTGGTAAGGGTTATTCAGTTGGTGATGTTCTGACACCATTGAGTATTGGTTCTGATGAGTTGGGTTCTGGAATGCAACTTTCTGTTCCTGCTTTAGAAGGGTTCAATGAATTGATTCTTGATAAAGTTCAAGGCACTTTTGGACCTAACAATAGACTCCAGTACATGGATACATCAGGAATTGCTACTGATATCAATGCTGGTATTGGTGGTAGTGTATTTGTTATTTCACCACAAAGAATTAATAGTGATGGACTGCATCTCAAAATCTTCCAGAGAAATCATGGAATGTACTCTGATATCAATAGAGTTAGTCTTCAGAACATTGAATCTGATGTTCCTGCAACACAACTCACTAATGACTATCAGAAGACTGAAACTGGTGTAATCTCTGTTGGCAGCACTGCTAACTTTGGAACCTTTGAAGGTGTTGGAGTTGGCGCTACAAACCCAGGTTATGTGAGAATTGGTGCTGAGGTCATTGAATACACTGGTGTATCTGATACTAATACTTTGACTGGCATCAGTAGTAGAGGGGTTGACAATACTCTTGCTGCTAAGCACAGTGTGAATGACATTGTTACTAAGTATGAGTTCTCTGGTGTATCACTCAGAAGAATCAATAAGACTCATGTTCTTGCTGATGCTGATGTCATTGATCCTATTGGCATTGACTTTTATCACATCAAACTTGATATGTCTAAAGATGGCACTGATAAAACTCCTGGTTCTTCTTTAGGTGCAAGATACCTTAATGAGATTAAACTTGGTGGTGGTATCAACGCAAGAGGATCATATAATCTTCCTTACAGTTTGATTGTTCCTAATATTAACAATACAGCACCAACTGGCACAAATGTATTTGGTTCTGTTAGATCTGTTTCTGAAACTAGTGTTTCTGGTAGTGAGGTCTCCTATATTGATCAAGGTTACCAGGAAATTGCTCTTAGAGAGAAGAACTACTTTGATTCCCAGAGAATGGTTGTTTCTAAGACAAATGAGGATGCATATCTCTCCACACTTCCTGGAAACAAGTCATTCTCAATGGCTCTCCAGATGTACACTTATGATACAAGACTTTCACCCACAATTGACTTAGATAATTCTTCTGTTGTCTTTGTCTCTAATAGGGTTAATGCTCCTATCAATGATTACATTGGAGATTCAAGAGTTAATAGTGTAGGTGATGATCCAAACAGTTTGATGTATGTTACCAAACATATCACACTTGAGAATCCTGCAACTTCTCTAAGAGTTTACATTGATGCTTATGTTTCAAACTTCAATGATATTAGAATGTTCTATTCATTGAATCAAGATGCACCTGTTACTGAAACAGTATTCACTGCATTCCCTGGTTATAATAATATTGATGAGTTTGGTGGTGTAATTAATCCATCTGTAAGTGATGGAACTTCTGATATTGAGGTTAGAAAATCTGACCAATATACTCAGGAACCTGCTGTTAATCAGTTTAAGGAGCACACATTTACAATTGATAATCTCCAACCATTTAGCAGTTTTAGAATCAAACTGATTGGTACTTCAATCAACCAGTCTGTTGTTCCACAGTTTAGAAACTTGAGAGTTATTGCCTTAGCATAATGAGTTTATTAAAAGTTGAAGGAAAAGATGATTTCCACAGGGACTCCAAAACCCGTGCAATCATCAATACAGATCATACAAAATTTGAAGCATACATGAACAATAGAAACAGACTCTCTTCTGAGAAGGAGAGAGTCAATAAACTTGAAGAAAAGGTTGATAACCTTTCTAGTGACATAAATGATATCAAATCAATGCTCCAATCTATCGTAAAGCAAAATGGCCAATAATACTATCACATTTGACCCTGCTGCTGGAGTAGCATATGGAGTCAATCTTAATATTAACAAGGGTGCTGATTTCAGATCAACATTCCAGGTGAAGAATAATGATACATCTAACTTTGATTTCACTGGATATACTGGTGAAGCTAAGATGAAGAGATCAAACAATGTTGGATCAAGTGTAGCAATTGCTGCAACATTTACTGTTGGATTTACTAGTGCAGCAGCAGGACAATTCAATATTTCTCTCACAGATACTGTGACTAATCAATTAACTCCAGGTAGATATTACTACAATATGAATGTAAGTATTGGTTCAAGTACATACAGAATCATTGAGGGTAATGCACTTGTGGTTGGTGGTGCCTTCTAAATAGTAAAAAACATAGTGTATAATGGCTCAACCCTCTACACGACAAGAACTGATAGATTATTGCTTAAGGCAGTTGGGAGCACCTGTCTTAGAGGTTAATGTTGCTGATGAGCAAATTCAAGACCTAGTTGATGATGCAGTGCAGTTCTTTCAGGAAAGACATTTTGATGGTATTGAACAGGCATATCTTAAGTATAGAATTACTGAAGAAGATGTAAATAGAGGTTTAGCTCGTCCACCTGGTGCTCCAACAAGTGATGCAGGAAATGTTGGTATAGCAACCACATCTGTCACTGTTGATTATCCTGGTGGATCTAATACTACATTGAATTATCATGAGAATAGTAACTACTTAATGGTTCCTCCCAATATTATTGGAATCAATAAAGTATTTCAATTTGATGGTTCCTACAGTGGAAGTGGAATCTTTAATGTGAAATATCAATATATGTTGAATGATGTATTTGGTATGTGGGGAGGAGGATATGCAAGTGGATATGATCTGACTTCATATGATATGACTATGAGTTATCTGGAGACAATGAACTTTGTCCTGAACACTCATAAGCAAATTAGATTCAATCAAAGATCAGATAGGATGTATCTTGATATTGATTGGACTACTTTGAAAAAAGATGATTATATTATTATTGACTGCTCTAGAGCAATTAATCCAAATGATTATGTAAGAGTATGGAATGATTCATTTTTGAAACCATATCTCACTGCACTAATAAAAAGACAGTGGGGTCAAAACTTAATTAAATTCCAGGGAGTCAAATTGCCTGGTGGTCTTGAGTTTAATGGAAGAGCAATCTTTGATGATGGTCAAAGAGAACTGGATGAGATTAGACAAAAGATGATGAGCACATATGAAATCCCACCTCTAGACTTGATAGGTTGATAATATGCTCAATCCATTTTTCCTGAATAGCAGTACAAGTGAGCAGAATCTGATTCAGAGTCTGGTCAATGAGCAGTTGAAGATGTATGGCGTTGAGATATATTATATCCCAAGGAAATATCTGAAAAAGAATACTGTAATCAGAGAAGTTATCCAATCTGAGTTTACAAGTGCATATCCTCTTGAAGCATATGTAGATAATTATGATGGATATGGGGGACAGGGAACTCTATTATCAAAATTTGGAATTCAGAATAATGATGATCTGACTTTGATTGTATCTAGAGAAAGATATGAAAGTTATATTACACCACTTACAGAAAATCTACCAAATATAGAGTTAGCAACCAGACCAAAAGAGGGGGATTTGATTTACTTCCCTCTGGGT